GAAGGCTTCGTTATGATGAGGCACGTATCACCGTGGTTCGCAAGACGTAGGCAAGGATTCATTGATAGATTTGGTGCAAATATATGGTATAGGTTCCACGGTACATTAGATTATGTCTGGATGGGACTTGTGACCCTAGGGTTGATAGTAAACTCTAGTAGGATACTACACATAATGGTACTACTAACCTTCTGGACACTCTCTTGGTTAATATTTTATCTACCAAGGTGGATTAAGAATGGATCTAGATAGACAGATACAACTAGAACACTTACTATTTCAGGATAGGGTGTGTAGGGTATGTGGTATTGAGAAGAATTTATTAACAGATTACTATCTTACTAGGAAGGATAGAGGAGATAAACCATCTGCATACTCATATGAATGTAAGTCTTGCACTATAAAAAGAATTATTGAAACTAGAAAGAATGGCACGTCAATACCTGAGTGGGAATACCCAGACTGGTAATGTTCATGCATTGTTTCCCCGTTGGAAATACTGCAAATAATAAATAATTCCAGCATCAGATATTTACATCTCAGGAGAATAAAAGATGGCATCGACGCAGCTTTCCCCAGGGGTTGTCGTACTAGAGAGGGATCTCACAACGGTAGTAAATGCAACGGTTGATAACGTTGCTGCGATTGTTGGATCTTATGAAAAGGGACCGATTGAAGAAGTGATTTCCATTACTTCTGAGGCAGAACTTCTCTCAGTATTTGGTAGACCCAACGATTATAACTATGAGTATTGGTTCTGTGCAGCACAATATCTGCTGTATGGTGGTACTCTTAAAGTCATTCGTGCAGATAATGCTTCACTAGCAAACGCGATTGACACAGCACAGTTCACTGTAACGACCTTCAGTGCATCTGATACTACTCTAACTGTTGCTGATTCTACAGACTTTGACGTCTCTGATCTTCTCCTAATTGATGCTGAGGTTTTATCGATTGGATCTGTTTCTGGTAACGACGTAGTTGTTACTCGCGGACAATTGGCAACATCTGCTGCTTCTCACGCTGCTGGTGCAGACATCACATTGATTGAAGCTGGTGCTACTTCAACGACAATTGATGAGAATGGTACTTATTCAGACAGTGATACAACTCTAACGGTTACATCTGCTGCTTCTCTTGGTGCATCTACTAACGATTACATCAGAATTGACGATGAAATCCTGAGGATTACTGGTGTTGCTGGTAACGACTTAACTGTTACTCGCGCACAGCTTGCAACAACTGCTGCTGCACACACCAACGGATCAACAGTAACCATTCAGACTGTTACTGCTAACAAGACTACGATTAATGAGCAAACTTCTACTGGTGTAACTGCTCCTCTAATCAAAAACCTTTCTACTTACGAAAGCACTGTTGAAACTGCTTCTAACAACTGGAAGTGGGGTGCACGTAACCCTGGAATCTATGGTAACTCACTTCGCGTCACCGTAACTGATGCTGGTGCAGACCAAATTGTTTATCTAGCACAACCTACTTCTACAGAGTGGGCATTCACTTCTGGTGCTGAGGTTGCTTATTCTGCTTCTAATACCTACGGTAAGGTTTTCCATTACAATATCATTGTAACTGTGAAATCTGGTTCTACTTTAGTGGGTGACTGGGCAGCAGATAACTTCTTCACTGCTAACTCTGGTAACGTAACTGGACGTGTTGTTGCTTGGGATCGTAAGCTCCGCAAGTTAGAAATCACAATTGACGGAACTTCTTCTGATGTTCTGGAAGTCAATGATTCACTAACTGAACTAGCAAACAACTCTGAATCTCCTGGTAGTGCAACTGGTGACTCTGCTCAGATTGAATCTATTGAGCGTCGCCTATACACCGTTCAAAATTCTGGTAGTCCTCGCTTCCTGTCTAACCAGACAATTAGTGATGCTAACAGTGCTACTATCGTTATCGCTAACACTGCTGATGCATTCGCAGAGCGCGAATATGCTCCTGGTCGTTTGTGGGTAAACACCGCTTCACGTCCTGGAACTTCTGCTTGGGTAACTGAGCGTGGTGGACGTCATGACCTCTTCCATGTTCTTGTTACTGACGGTGACGGTAAACTAACAGGTACACCTGGTAGCGTAGTTGAGAAATTCCTGAATGTATCTAAGGCAGCTGATGCTAAAGGTCCGCAAGGTGAAGCACTATACTACAAGGATGTAATTAAGAATAATTCATCATACATCTATTGGGGTTCTCACGAGTCCACCGATATGTATGATAAGGATAGTAATGCAAATGGTACGCTAGGACGTACTGGAGTTAATACAGACTTCGATTTATTCAAGTCTACTACTGCGCTCTGGGATGCAGACAATCCTACAGGTGGTAACACTGGTGCTAAGAGATCAGTTAACACCAAGAATCAATCCACACTTAAGTATTCACTACAAGGTGGAGTTGATGGATACACTCTAACTCGCGATAAAGTTCTTACTGCTTACGATCTAGTAAGTGATGCTGAGACAGAAGAAGTTGATTACCTACTTCTTGGTCCTGCAATGAGTAACGAACTTGATACTCTCGCTAAGGCACAGAAGATTATTGACATTGCAGCAACACGTAAGGACTGCATGGCATTCATCTCACCTCCTCGCGCAGATGTTATTGGTGTTCCTACAACTAGACAGATTGTTGATCGCACAGTTGACTTCTTTGATCAACTGACATCCAGCTCTTACGCTGTATTCGATAACAACTACAAGTATATCTACGACAAGTATAGCGACAAGTATCGTTATATTGCTTGCAACGCTGACGTTGCAGGACTTGTTCTAAGTACAACTTTGAATCAAGAACCATGGTTCTCTCCTGCTGGTTTCAACAGAGGACAGTTGAGAAATGCAATTAAACTTGCATACTCACCTCTGAAGGATCATAGAGACATGCTTTACAATGCACGTGTCAATCCAATTGTTGCATTCCCTGGTCAAGGCATTGTCCTATTCGGCGACAAGACTGCACTTTCATACCAGTCTGCGTTCGACAGAATTAATGTTAGACGTTTGTTCCTAGTTATGGAGCAAGCAATTGCTGAGGCAGCGAAGACACAATTATTCGAATTGAACGATGAGTTTACTCGTCAGTCCTTCAAGAATATTGTTGAACCGTTCCTTCGTCGTATTCAATCTCGTCGTGGCGTAGTTGACTTCCTCGTAGTTTGCGACGGAACCAACAACCCATCTGATGCAATTGACCGTGGTGAGTTCTTCGCGGAGATATTCGTGAAACCAACACGCTCTATCAACTACATCACATTGACATTTACGGCTACCAGAACTGGTGCTTCCTTCAGTGAAATCGTTGGTTAATCAACGCTTCGTAATTCAATTTCTAGATTAAACCATTAAGGAGAATAACAAATGACTAGCAAGTCAGAAAGAAGATCTGCAGGTCAAGTCGAAGGCGGTTTTATAGATTCCCCAATCTTTAATTTCCGCGATCAGATCGAAGATCTAGCAAGACCCAATCTGTTTCAAGTTGAACTTTATTTCCCTGATATTGTAAGCGAAGGTCGCCCAGGTATCGGTGGAAGAACAGGTTCATCTGAAACACGTAGACAAGAAGAATCAGGTGGAAATGGAGTTAGTGTTCCAGGCAGTAACGCTATTTCTACAATGTTGGTCAAGGCAGCAAACCTGCCTGCTTCAACAATCGGTGTAATTGAAGTACCCTATCGTGGTCGTACTTTGAAGATTGCTGGAGATCGTACCTTCGAACCATGGACAGTTACAGTCCTCAACGATCAAGAATTCCGACTCCGTGCTAAAATGGAGGAGTGGGCAACTAGGATCCAAAATCTACAGCAGAATATACAGGACGCTAAAGAGATTGGTGACTATCAGTCCAATGCTATCGTTCGTCAGTTCTCAAGACAAGGCGATCAGAAGAGAGCATATTCCTTCCAAGGCATTTGGCCAAGCACAGTATCCGCAATTGATCTGGCATGGGATAGCAACGATACTCCTGAGGAGTACACCGTTGAGTTCCAAGTTCAGTTCTGGTCTTATGCTGATGATGTCAACGGTGGCAACATGGAGAAAAAGTCTTAACCCTTAAACTCCTAAATACAGTATAAGTCAAGGCGAATATTAATGGCAAACCTTTTTGGTTATTCTCTAGCTCGTAAGAAGGGTCAAGATAAGACTGGCCCTTCTTTTGTGCGTAAAGACAGTGATGATGCTGCTGCACCAATTTCCGCTGGTGGTTATTTTGGACAGTATGTTGACTTAGGTGATGCTGCGAACAAAGCTAGTGAAGTAGACCTCCTCGGTAGATACCGAGAAATGTCAATCCACCCAGAGTGTGATTCGGCAGTTAACGATATTGTTAATGAAGCAATTGCTGGTGATCTAGATAATCATCCAGTAGATATAGAGTTATCAAATCTTCCAGTCTCGGACAATCTTAAGAGAGTTATTAGAGATGAGTTTGGAAATATACTTTCATTATTAGATTTTGATAGAAAGGCATACGATTTATTCCGTCGTTGGTATATTGACGGTCGTTTGTTTTTCCATAAAATGATCGACACCCAGGATCCAAAGAAGGGTATAACGGAACTGAGGTATATCGATCCACGTAAGATTAAAAAAGTAATTGAATACGACAAACCTAAGTCGAGGATTCAAAATGTAGATCCGAGCGAGGTTGCTCTTGCACCTAAGTCGATTGAGTATTACATATACTCACCGAAAGGGATGAGAGGATATGAGAAGCAAGGTATTCGCATTGCACCTGATGCAATTTCCTACACCCATTCTGGTGTGTTGGATATGCAACGCAACCATGTCTTATCACACCTCCATAAAGCAATAAAAGCACTCAATCAACTTCGGATGATTGAGGATAGTCTTGTAATATACAGATTATCTCGCGCACCAGAGCGTAGAATATTCTACATAGATGTAGGTAACTTACCTAAACAAAAAGCAGAACAATACCTCCGTGAGGTAATGTCTCGCTATAGGAATAAGTTAGTATATAACGCTGATACTGGAGAGATCCGTGATGACAAGAAGTTCATGTCCATGTTGGAGGACTTCTGGTTACCACGTAGAGAAGGTGGAAGAGGTACAGAAATTACTACACTCCCAGGTGGACAAAACCTTGGTGAGTTAGAAGATGTTAAGTACTTCCAACGCAAACTCTATCGTGCACTTAACGTTCCTGAGTCAAGACTTGAATCTGAGTCTACTTTCAATATCGGAAGGAGTGCAGAGATCACACGTGACGAATTAAAATTCCAAAAATTTATAACTCGTTTGCGTAAAAGGTTTAGTGACCTATTCAATGACTTATTAAAAACTCAATTAGTTCTAAAAGGTATCATCTCTCTTGAAGAGTGGGATGAATACAAGGAGCATATCCAATATGATTACATAGCGGATAATTATTTCTCTGAACTAAAAGAGAAAGAAATAATGAATGAAAGGTTGACTGCTCTTGAGCGTATGGATCCCTTTGCTGGACGTTATTTCTCTCTTGATTATCTTCGTCGTCAAATTCTCAAGCAGACAGATGAAGAGATTACAGAGATAGATAAGGATATGGCACAGGAAATTAAGGAAGGTAAGTTGATTGATCCTCTTGCTATGCCTGCCATGGAACATCAACAGATGGAGATGTCTTTACAGCCAGAACCAGAAGAAGAGGTGTACCAAGGAGTTGATCCAAAAGATTACAAGCGCGGAGAAATATAAAACTTTCTAAATAAATATATGTAGTGCGGAATTATTATGGCAACACAAGCAGCGAATGACGTTGTAAATGCATTATTTGCGGGTCAGAAAGATCTTTCAGATTTTGTAAACGATGCAATGCAAGCGAAAGCACTTGATGCAATATCGGCAAAGAAAGCTGATGTTGGTAAGACAATCTTCACTGCGCTAGATGCAGCAGAAGAGGAACCTACGGAAGATGAAACTGTAACTCCACCCGATCCATTAGCGACGGAAGTAGATACAGCAGTCACAGCGTCCACCCAAGAGCCAGAATCAAATGAAACTGATAACGGAACAGATAACTGAAGCCAAGGTAGTTATCAAAGAATCCAAAGGTAAGAAACACCACTTCATAGAAGGTGTGTTCCTTCAGGGTGGGATTAAAAATCGTAATGGAAGAATGTATCCTGTTGGGTTACTTGAAAGAGAGGTAGCTAAATACAACAACGATTATGTAAAATCTGGACGTGCACTCGGAGAACTTGGCCACCCCGAAGGTCCAACTATTAATCTAGATCGTGTTTCCCATTTAACGACTTCACTCGTAAGAGAAGGAGATAATTTTATAGGTAAAGCGCGAATTCTCGATACTCCTATGGGTAAAATTGCAAAATCTTTACTCGATGAGGGTGTCAAACTAGGCGTTTCTTCTAGAGGTCTTGGATCTTTAAAAGAAGAAGAAGGTTGTAAAGTTGTTTGCGACGACTTTATGCTAGCAACCGCTGCCGACATTGTTGCTGACCCTTCTGCACCTGATGCTTTCGTAGATGGCATCATGGAAGGAAAGGAATGGGTTTGGGATAATGGAGCTGTCCAAGAACTTGAGGACATTAAGCACCGTATTTCTACTGCAGCGCAGAACCAATTGCAGGAGAGGAAAATCTCCGCGTTTAACAAGTTCTTGCAAAGTTTGTAAAATATAAATAACTATAGCAAATCAGACCATTTGTACCTAGAGGAGACACCAATGTCTAAGGAGATTGAAAATCTGGATGAAAACCAAGTGACCGCTAACGCGAACCCAGGTGATAAAGCACAGAAGAAGTTGGAAAACGACGGATCTGGACTATCTCCTATTGATCTTGGAGGTCCAACCCCACAGAACAGCAAACCAACTGATGATTCTAACAAGTTTAGAATTGTAGCAGGTGGTAATGCTCAACCCCCACAAACAAAACCTTCCGCTGCATCTGGACAGACTGCAACGTTTAACGATAAGGGTGATGTTAAGGCAGGATTCGAGCCCGAAGGCGAGACAATTGCCGAGGAACCAGTTAATGAGGAAGAGGTACAAACTGAAGAAGACTCCATGATTCTGGAGATCGACCTCAGCGATGATGTTGCTGCTCTTACAGAAGGCGAAGATCTTTCTGCAGAGTTTAAAGAGAAGGCAAAGACAATCTTCGAAGCCGCAGTTGTCTCTCGCCTAAACGAAGAACTAGAGCGTATGCATGGTGATTATGCAAAAGTTCTAGAAGAAGAAATTGGTACTGTTAAGTCTGAACTTGCCGAGCAGGTAGATGAATACCTATCTTACAGTGTAAATCAGTGGATGGAGAAGAACGAACTCGCCATTGAGCACGGTATTAAGGTAGAGATGGCAGAGTCAGTCCTTGCAGGACTAAAACAGGTTTTCTCAGAGAATTATATTGAAATCTCTGATGAGAAAGTTGATTTGGTTGACGAAATGACCGAACAACTCGATACTATGGAGAAAAAACTCAACGATCAAATCGAGGAGAACGTTGCTCTTGTTAAAGAGATTGGCGGACACACCAAGAATGGGATTGTGAATGAAGTTTCAGAAGGTTTAAGTTTGACCCAGAAGGAAAAACTATCTGGACTAGCTGAAGCGGTTGAGTTTGAAGATGAAACTAGTTACCGCGAGAAAGTTACCACTCTTCGTGAGTCGTATTTCTCCACTAAGCCCGAGGTTACTCCTAGTGAGTTATCAGAGGATGTAAAAGTAGAGAACCAGGAAGTAGGTCCAGGAATGGAAGCCTATGTCCAAGCACTCTCTCGTTGGTCTAAAAAATGATTTTAGACACAATTTTTCCCCACAAAATCTTTTAAAGAGGTAAAAAAGCAAATGTTCAAAGCAGAACAATTGCAGGAAAAGTGGGCACCTATTCTAGAGCATAGTGAGATCGATGGTATCTCCGATAAGTATAGAAAGGCTGTCACTTCCGTCCTGTTAGAAAACCAAGAAAAGTTCTTGAAGGAGGAGGCAGGTATTCTTAATGAAGCCGCTCCTACTATGAGTGCTGGAACTGGTGGTTTCGGTGGTTCAGCTACCGCAACTGGTCCTGTTGCTGGTTTCGACCCAGTTTTGATCTCGTTGATTCGTCGCTCAATGCCTAAGCTTATTGCTTATGACATTGCAGGTGTACAACCAATGACTGGTCCTACTGGATTGATCTTCGCAATGAGATCACGCTACACCAACCAGTCTGGTACAGAAGCATTCTTCAACGAAGCAGACTCCGAGTTCTCTGGAGAGAACGCTGCAAGCGATCTCGGACGTACTGCACAAGCAGGTAGCAACCCTGGTCTTCTTAACGACTCTGGCTCATACACATACTCAGAAGGTATGCCAACAGCCGAGGCAGAAGCATTAGGTGATGCTGCTGGCAACCAGTTCGCTGAAATGGCATTCAGCATTGAGAAGGTAACAGTGACCGCTAAGTCACGTGCCCTCAAAGCTGAGTACAGTTTAGAACTGGCACAAGACCTTAAGGCAGTTCACGGTTTGGATGCCGAGTCTGAGCTTGCAAACATTCTATCAACTGAAGTCCTTGCTGAAATCAACAGGGAAGTTGTTAGATCTGTTTACAAGGTCGCTAGACCAGGTGCCCAGAACAACACCGCAACTGCTGGAATTTTCGACCTAGACGTTGACTCCAACGGTAGATGGTCGGTTGAGAAATTCAAAGGTCTCCTATTCCAGATCGAAAGAGACATGAACGCAATCGGGCATGAAACTCGTCGCGGAAAGGGTAACATTCTCATCTGCTCTGCTGATGTAGCATCCGCCCTGTCCATGGCTGGAGTTCTCGATTACACTCCTGCTCTTGCTCAAAATAGCAACCTGCTTCCTGATGACAATAGCAGCACTCTTGCTGGTACTCTGAATGGTCGCATCAAGGTCTATGTTGACCCATACTCTGCAAACGTAAGTGATCGTCACTTCTACGTTGCTGGTTATAAGGGTTCTTCACCTTATGATGCTGGATTGTTCTACTGTCCTTACGTTCCTCTACAAATGGTCAGAGCCGTAGGTCAGGACACCTTCCAACCAAAAATTGGATTCAAGACTCGTTATGGCATGATTGCTAACCCATTCGCCGAGGGAACAACTCAAGGCGGTGGCGATCTTGATCCTAACAAGAACCGCTACTATCGTCGTGTACTCGTTGACAACCTAATGTAAGCGAAACGACATATAGTTCTGTTAAGAGAGACCCCACGGGGTCTCTTTTTTCATGCTATAACATAAATATTACATAGGATATGGTACCCTACCATGAACGGAAGACTAGACAAAGTAAAGATGACTGCCAAGTTGATGCGCCTCAAAAACGAGGTCGCAGACAAGTGTGACAGAGGAGAGATGGGAGAGTGGGAGTGCGTAGGGGCCAATAGATACCTAAATAGGTCACTTGAAATACTAGACGAATATTGGCAGTAGTGATATACTATGAGACATGACAGAAGAACAAATTCGCAAGGTGTCCTACACCAAAGTTGAGGTAGACGAGCTTATTGCCGCTGCTGTAGCAGAGGCACATGAAGCGGATCGAATCATCATGGCAAAGCATAATAGGGACGCGACAATAATATCGATGATACTAGGGTTTATATGTTTAGCACTGTTTGTAGATGGGTTACTCAGAATTTTAGGTATCATTCCACCGTTTATGGATCTTGACGTCAACGTTATAGACGATATAATAGAGAAGGTAGAGGGTGATATGCTACCTCTACTACAGGAACAAGCAAAACGAATTCCAGGAGCAAACAGACTACTATGACACACACCTATTCAGGAACAGAATTAAAGGTTGGTGAAGATCTCACAGATGAGACAATGAAATTACGTCAAGATGCACTTGCAATTCTCCTTAAAAAATTTGGTAATGGAGACTATGGCACACAGTCCATCTACAAGTGTGCTGATGAGTGGTGCAGGAAACAGCACACTACTTCAGGTATAGTTGATTACTACAAGGCTTACTTCGCATCCGCTAAATAATACGGAGACCTGCGTGAGCTAATGGGTACTGCTTGGAAACAACAAATAGCAAATAAGAACTTTCTATCCCCGATAGGGTTCCGATTTGTGCTGGCAAAATATCCTAAGGTTGCTTACCTTTCGCAGTCTGCAAATATACCTGCCATGAATCTAGGTGTAATGCAACAACCAACATACTATGGTCGTTCAATTCCTAGTGATGGAAATATAACCTATGATCCATTTAATCTACAATTTATTGTAGATGAAGATATTGAGAACTATTTGATTTTACATAACTGGCTCAGAGGTTTAGGTGTTCCTGATAACTTCAAGGAACGTAGAGAATTTATGGCAGCGCAAAGGAATCTAACTGCAGGTACAGATGGATCTGAGAGTAGATTTGCTGATGCAACCTTAACAGTATTGAATTCTAATTTTAAATCTAACTTCCAAGTAGTATTTTATGATATACTACCTGTATCTCTCAGTGCATTGGACTTTAATGCAACTGTAGATGGCACAGAATATGCAGCAGCATCAGTGACATTTAATTACAGATCATATGAGATCCAAAAACTAGAGGGAGCACGTGATAAACAACTGAAATAATGGCTATATTAAATCTTGAACGCATCCAAGAGCAGTGGGCTGAGGATGCTCCTTTGGATGAACATGATTTGGTTAATCAAGCAATGGCTGTCCCTGGTTTACACCAGAGATGGATGACGTATTACAGTACGTTTAAGTTAATGCATAGTGATGCTACTGCTAGGATGAGTCGTGTCACTAAAGATAAGTTCGAGTATTATGCTGGTAAAGCACCAGCAGCAGTTTATAAGGAAAAACCATTTGACCACAAACTTTTAAAGAGTGATCTGGATAAGTATGTCTATGCTGACGATGAGTGGATTAAAGCAAGACAGAAGATAGATTACTTGGAGACTTGCCTCTACTACATAGAAGGTGTTCTCAGACAGATATCCAATCGTGGGTATACTATCAAGAATGTCATTGATTTGAGGAAGTTTGAAGCAGGTTTCTAATGACCGTTATTCGTAAGAAGAATGAAGTTTATATTAAAGTCAATGCTGAACCCCATGTCCACCAGGAATTAGCAGATCACTTCTGCTTTGACGTGCCTGGTGCTAAGTACATGCCTCATTATAAGTCGCATGTATGGGATGGTAAGATCCGTTTGTATTCTCCTGCTACTGGAGAGATATATGCGGGTCTTTTTGATTATGTAACTGACTTCCTAAAGGAGAAAGGTTACATCTATAATATAGAATGTGATGAAAATTACGGTATACCGAACGCAAAGGAGGATTATGTCACCCCTGAAGGAATTGCGGGCTTTGTTAGAGATCTGGATCTCCCTTTCAAAATCAGAGATTACCAACTCAGAGCAGTATTCTCAGCGATTAAAAACAATCGCCAGCTTTTATTATCCCCCACGGGATCTGGAAAGTCCTTAATCATCTACTGTCTGGTAAGATGGCATAGGAATGTTGGTAGAGAAGTACTAATTATCGTACCTACCACCAGTCTTGTAGAACAAATGACCAAAGACTTTCAGAAATATGGATGGAACGCTAATGAAGTTCACAAAATCATGGCTGGTGCAGACAAGTTTGACCCTGCTCCAGTCGTTATTAGTACTTGGCAGAGCATTTATAAGCAATCCCGTAAGTACTTTCGACGTTTTGATGTCATTATCGGGGATGAAGCACATCTGTATAAGGCTAAATCGCTCACGGGCATCTTAAATAAGTGTCATGATGCAAGATATCGCATAGGTCTCACTGGTACTCTCGATGGTATGAAGACACATCAGTTAGTACTAGAGGGATTGTTTGGTAGGTGTAAACAGGTGACAAAAACTGCGGATTTAATGGCAGCAGGTACCCTAGCACCCCTAAAAGTGCGCTGTTTATTGCTTAAACATGGGTATGTACCCTTCGATAACTACCAACAAGAGATGGATTGGATAGTTTCGAACCCTAGAAGGAATAAATTCATAGTAAAACTTGCGGATGACCTCACTGGAAACACGCTAATCCTCTTTAATTACGTGGAAAAACACGGTCAACCGCTTTTTGATGTGCTAAATAACTATGTTAAAGAAAATCGAAAGATTTTCTATATTCATGGCGGTGTTGAAGCATCCGAACGTGAGCAAGTACGTGAACTCTGTGAATCAGAAAACAATGCTATAATACTTGCATCCTATGGAACATTTTCTACAGGCATAAACATACGGAATCTTCACAACGTAATCTTTGCGTCCCCTTCAAAGTCTCGTATTAGAAACCTCCAATCAATCGGAAGAGTTTTGCGTAAAGGTGATAACAAATCACAGGCAGTGTTGTATGATATTGCAGATGATTGTTCTAGAGGATCCACTCAAAACTATACTCTCCGACACTTGGTTGAAAGGATCAAGATATATACGGAAGAAAAGTTTAATTATGAGGTCACTAAGATTAAATTTAAAACATGATCAGTTACATACAACACGATAAAGAATTTTATGGAGTCCTAAAACTCTCAAGTGGGGATGATGTGATTGGAACAATGATTTGTACAGAAGATTTGGATGAATCCAACAGAGGTACAACCATCATATTCATTAGTAATCCCGCTAAGATGAAGCAGGTAGAGATTAATCAACCAGACAAGCAAGGTGTGGGTGTTGGACTTATCAAGTGGCAGTTCTTTTCAGAAGAAGAGTTCTATGTGGTATCTGAAAAGGATGTGATATCTATTGCTCCCCTGAGTCGGCAAGGAATACAAGCTTATCGACAATGGTTAAAGCAAGATTTTGGTATAGAAGAAATAGAAGGGGGTCGTCCGATCAAACCTGACATGGGTTCTCGCGGAAAGGTGAGTACTGCTAGGGTTTTATTGGAGAAATTGTTTAATGCACCACCTCATATTAAGAAATAATACTTGACAATTCGTCTTTAGGAAGGTATTATTAATGGTAGGTGCAAGTTATACCTATGGCATTAATGGCTCCTAAGAAGAAACAACATTACGTTGACAATAAAAAGTTTTTAGAAGAGCTTGTGAAGTATCGCAAGCGAGTTCATACAGCTCGAGAAAGGGGTCTTAAGAAGCCACGTATTACTGAGTATATTGGAGAGTGCTTTCTAAAAATTGCAACCCATCTATCATACCGTCCTAACTTTATAAATTATATGTACAAAGAGGACATGATAGGTGATGGGATAGAGAACTGTGTCCAATATATCGATAATTTTGATCCTGCTAAGTCCAGCAACCCATTTGCATATTTCACCCAGATAGTGTACTATGCATATCTCCGTAGAATTTCCAAGGAGAAGAGGCAAATGGACATCAAGGACAAATTGATTGAGAAGAAGGGTTTTGATGAGGTGTTTCACTCTGATGGGGATCATAGTCATGCTGACATGAATTCCATCAAGTACCGTATCGAAACCAATATGCGCGGCTGATGAAGATATTACTCATAACTGATCAGCACTTTGGTGTCCGTAACGATAACCAAGTGTTTATCGATAAGTATCGGAAATTTTATAAGAAAATATTGATTCCGTTTATCGATAAGTATAAGATCACCAATGTGATATGTCTTGGTGACACTTTCGATAAGAGGAAAAGCATTAACTACAACTCCTTAGAAGCAGCAAAGGAGATGTGGTTCGATCCATTGCGTGAGCGTGACATCCACATGGACATGCTCGTTGGTAATCATGACATATATTATAAGAACACTCTCAGAATTAATTCACCCAGTCTACTTCTTAGCGAGTATGAGAATATTTCTGTTATCGACCACCCTTGTGAACTATCTTATGATGGTGTCCCTATTTGTCTTGTCCCTTGGATATGTGATGAGAACCGCGAAGAAACGAGACGAGTTATTGAGTCAAGCGTGGCTGATATATGTCTGGGCCATCTTGAGCTTAATGGTTTTGAGAGTGTTCCAGGCTATTTCATGGAGCACGGTGACGACCCAGGAATCTTCAACAAGTTTGATTTGGTCTGCACTGGGCATTACCACATGAAATCTAACAAAGGTAATGTACATTACCTAGGTAACCCGTACCAATTATACTGGGGTGATTACGGTCAGAAACGTGGGTTTCATGTAATAAATACTGATAGTAAAAAACTTTCATTCTTCCACAATCCATACGATACTTTCGTAAAGATATACTATAATGATACTAAACCTATACCTTTACCATCATTGGATGGATCATTCGTTAAGGTTATAGTAGAGAAGAAGTCAGACCAAGGAATATTTGATACTATAATTCAACAGTTACAGAATTTAGGTGCCGCTGACCTTAAAATTATTGAAGATTTGACAGTCGATTTGGATGATGTAGACGACGCAATAGAGACAGAGGATACACTGACTACTTTAGAAAGATGCGTTGCAGATTTAGACAACAAAGATGATATATTTGCTATACTTAAATCATTATATCTGGAGGCTCAACGATAATGTATGTACTGACTGACATAGAGACAGGTGGTGTCTATGCTGTTAATGATACATCAACTGGATCTCGTGTTGTTACGATGTTTATTGACAAAGATGATGCTACGAGGTATCATGGACTCCTTATGTCTAATGGGTTTAAACGTGACCTAGAAGTTAACGAGATTGAACCTGAAACAGTAAGAGATAACTGTAGTCAATACGGTTATGAGTATACTGTTATTACTCCTGATGATTTGGTTGTGCCTCCTACAGAATGATTATATTCGAAAAGATTCGTTGGAAGAATTTCCTTTCTACTGGGAATAATTTCATCGAAATGGACCTTCGTGCGTCCACTGCTACACTTGTTATTGGTCAAAATGGTTCAGGGAAGTCCACAATGCTGGATGCCCTGTGCTTTGCTTTGTTCAATAAACCTTTCCGTAAGATCACTAGAGGACAACTGGTCAATAGTGTGAACGAGAAGGGTACTATAGTGGAGATTGAGTTCACTATAGGTAGCTTAGAATATAAAGTAGTTAGAGGGATTAAACCGAATGTCTTTGAGATTTATAGAAACGGTTCTTTACTGGATCAAGATGCCGCTGCCAAGGATTATCAGAAATATCTTGAACAATCCATACTCAGACTCAACTTCAAGTCATTCACACAAGTCGTCATCTTGGGTTCATCCACATTTGTCCCATTCATGCAACTCTCCGCACCTCACAGGAGAGAAGTTATTGAAGATTTACTCGACATCCAGGTCTTTTCCCAAATGAATTCACTCCTCAAAGACCGTGTGAAAGACACGAGAGAGGAGATGAAAAACTGTAAGCATGAACTTGCTATGGTTCAACAGGAAGTTGACCTAAGAGAGGACAATATAAAGAATTTAGAGAGTCAATCAGGTGCATACACCAAGGCAAAGGAAGAACGTATGACATCTATTGATACTGAGGTAAAAGAGTTGATGGATATAGTTCTGACACTCGAACCTAAGGTGGTTGATCTTGAGGAACACAAGAGTAAGTATGATAAATTGAAGGAATATCGTACTAAAATCAAGCAAAACCTCACAAAATCACAGAAAGATATAGTTTTCTTTGAGAGCAATGATTCCTGTCCTACCTGTACTCAGACGATAGATCCAGCATGGAAGGAGGAGCATGTCAGTAAGATAAATGCTGGTATCGAGAAGTATAATGCTGGTGTAGATGACATCAGTGGTAAGATCAAGGCAACTATCAAGGAAATTAAAGCAACAGAAAAAATAAGCGAGGAGATCTCTGAGAAAAGATATACAATTAACTCTTTAATGAAGGAGCAATTTAGGATATGTCAGGAATTAAAGGAGGGTTCTCCTAACCTAGATAGTGAACGCGAATCACTAGAGGGATTAATCAGTGCTAGAGATGAGAAGCAGTCTATATGTTCCAATGTCAATCAACGGAACGAGAACTATAAGGTTGTTGGAAATCTACTTAAAGATGGAGGTATTAAGACTAAAATTATTAGGAAGTTTATACCTACAATTAACCACAAAATCAATAAATACCTTGCAGAGATGGACTTCTTCGTTAATTTCACACTTGACGAAGAGTTTAATGAGGTGATAAAATCACGGTACCGTGATGTCTTTACCTATTCATCCTTCTCTGAGGGTGAAAAGCAGAAGATTGACCTAGCATTGCTGTTTACTTGGCGTTCGATTGCTAAACTAAAGAACAGTGCTAACACTAATCTCTTGATACTTGATGAGGTTTTTGACTCTTCACTTGATACTTCCTCTACTGAGGAGTTATTGAAGATATTAAAGACCTTTAGGGAGTCAGCAAACATGTTTGTCATATCTCATAAGGGTGACGTGCTTCTTGACAAGTTCCCTAGGACTGTTAAGTTTAATAAAGAGAATGATTTTTCTCACATGAGTGAGGAGTAGGATGGTAAATGCCCTTCAGAGGTCTTATAGAGGCATCTAGGGGTCACACAATGGAGGTTTTATGAAGCGTTCCTATACTAAAACAGATAAGAAAGGTCGAGAAGAAACCTGGGAGTGGGAGGAAACTCCTGAGGTTACAGCAGCACTAGAAAAACTACGTGCGACAGAGAGGTTACACGAGGACATTAAAAATGCAAGTACCAAACTGGCAACACCACAGCAAGAAGGAACCAAAACGCCACTTAAAGCCCCAAATGCTTCGCCAAGCAAGAGCAAGGGTTAGACAGTTTAAAAAGAGGCACATGAACCCGACCAAGCGTCGGGTTTCGTCGTATTATAGGGTCATGAACGAACGAAACTATGTCTGTTACTGAAATTAAAGGACAACTAGCTCGACTCCTAGCAACGGAAAATTTGGTAGTTGAGCATCGTAAGTGTGAGACCGCATCATTTGATGTTGATAGAAGGATCCTTACACTACCCATCTGGCAAAATCTTGAGAACGTGGTCTATGACCTATTGGTAGGACATGAGGTAGGACATGCCTTATACACACCACCTACTGTTGATGCTGCTGTTTCTGAAGAATTACCCAAATCCTATGTAAATGTCACTGAGGACGCTAGGATTGAGAAATTAATGAAGCGTAAGTTTCCTGGTCTTGCTAAGTCATTCTATAATGGATACAAAAGTCTACATGCACGTGACTTCTTTGGCGTATGGAATGAAGATATTGCACAAATGAAGTTGATTGACCGTATCAATCTACACTGTAAGATTGGTGCTGTTGCAATGATCCCATTTGATGATGAAGAAGAGGAATATGTAGAGTTAGTTGAACTTGCAGAGACCTTTGAGGATGCTGTTGCTGCTGCTCAAGTTATCTGGGATCTAGAACAGTATAATAGAGAGCAAAATTCTGCTCCTTCACCTAAAACTGACATCCCAAACCCTAATCAAGCAGGTAGTACACCTGATGATGATCAAGAATTTGAGGTACCTCAGCAACCAGAGAGAGGAGAGGATCCTCAGAAGTCTAAACCAGAGGAACAGGAGAAGGCAGACCTAGACACACCTAGTTACCAGACTGGAGGTGGTAAGCAGTCTGATGAGGCAGTTACAGACACAGCATTCGAAGAGAATTTGAAGAAATCTGCATCACAAGATGAACATAGTGCACCAAGATACCTAGAAATTGCTGACCCAGACCTAGAAAATTTAATCGTTGACCATAAGTACGTAGCCGAACAATTACGTATCTTCTGGTCAGAGTGTGACGGGGATCATTTCCTACAAATGAGGGAAGAAGAAGATAGAAAACCTGATTTTACTCATGTTGACTTAGATTATAAGAAGTTTGTTGATTCTAATACTCGTGAGGTTAATTACCTTGTAAAAGAATTTGAGATGAAGAAGTCTGCTACTGCATATGCACGTCAGACTGTCTCAAAAACAGGCATTTTAGACATGAAAAAACTCCATGCTTATAACTGGAGTGAAGATCTATTTCTTAAGGTTACTAACACACCTGATGGTAAGAACCATGGTTTAATATTCATGCTTGATTGGTCTGGATCTATGGCACCATACATTCATGACACTGTAAAACAACTGTTATCTCTAACAGCATTCTGTAAGAAAGTTGGTATTCCTTTTGAGGTCTATTCATTTGTATATGATCCTACATGGAATTCTTTACAGTATGAGTATCCTGATCAGGCACCAGAACATACTGAACAAACCCCAGATACATACTATTTCCCTAAGGAGTATAGATTAATCAACTTACTTAGCAGCAGAACAAATGCTAAAGAGTACGATACTGAGTGTAAAAATCTATATCGTGTTAGTTATTGGTTCGGTAAGCGTGAATTATCTTACTGGGAGTTCCAAGCTTTCAAGACCTATCCTATGCCTGGTTTCTTTGGTCTAGGTGGTACACCTTTGAATGATGCAATTGCATCTTTACCTGCTCTAATACCACATTTCCGTGCTAAAACTGGTGTTGAGAAGACTAATGTTGTATTCTTAACTGATGGTGAATCTAATCAGGCAATGTATTGGGATCATAGTAGTGGAACTTACAATGATGGCAGGCATTGGGATAGAACATTCCAAAGAGCTGTACGTAATAACCATTGTTTACGTAACCGTAGGAATGGTAGAGTGTATCCAGAACTTCAGGGTTGGTGGACTGCTACTCAAAGACTTCTTGAGTACGTAAGAGATACATTTTCTGACGTTAATATCGTTGGTTTCCGTGTATGTCAACCTCGTGAAGCGAATAGATTGATTAGATATTATTCTGGGTGGGATGAAGCAGAACGTGTTACTGCTGATTTCAAGAGGAATAAGACTGCTATCGTTCGTGACTGTGGATATGACGAATTGTATCTAATTGCAGCGAGCAATCTTGATTCTGATGTAGAGTTTGAAGTGAAGGAGGATGCTACTAAGGCACAGATCCGTAGTGCTTTCAAGAAAACTCTTAAAGCAAAGGCATCCAACAAGAAAATCTTATCATCCTTTATAGGACAAATAGCATGACTACAATCAAAGCCAACTATCCAACCAGACATGCGTACCCATTGTACAAGTTCTACAATGAACCTGAAGATTGGGAGAAGACTGGTAGAGTTAAGGTGGAATGTAAGGAGGGTAGGGTAGAGATTAAGGTCTTTGAGACTGATTCTATCCTAGTTCATACGTTAAATATATGGTCGGATGATGGACCTGTAGGTTGTCGTCTAACGGAGGAGTTAACACCAGTACAGGAATGAATATATTTGTAGTCCATGAGGATCCTTATCTGGCAGCGTGTGCGTTGCCAGATAAACTTGTTGTAAAGATGCCAGTGGAGACTGCACAGATGTTAGCAGTCATTTATAGTCCACATATGCATGATATTGGTCCTTTATTCAAGGCAGATGGTACCCCATATAATACCAAGAAGGGAGCATGGAAGAACCATCCTTGTACTCAGTGGGCAGCAAAGAATAGACATAATATTAACTGGTTATTACAGCATGGAATAGGGTTATGTGACGAATTTAGGTATAGATATGGTAAAGACCATGGATCAGAACCAGCGATACGACTTGCAGGTATGATGTGGTCGGGTACCTGTTGGGAGAAACATTCTCCTTTCGTCAGATGTATGCCAGATGAGTTCAAAAACGATACCTCTATCAGTACAGTGGAGGCATATCGTAGGTATCTCTTATCAAAACCATGGGTAAAAGACAACTACCATAGGACAGATAGAAAACCGTCCTTTATTACGCACGAACCTGACGAATTCGATTATACTATAGACATATTCAAACAAGATTCAAATGCCATTTCAACCAGCACCAGTGACAACCGAACAGATCTTGGATTACTTGACGGAATCCTTCGGAACTGAAGTCGGTACTGCAGAACTATTAACAGCAGCAGATAAGTTTGGTGTTTCCTATGCTACTATTAAGAAAAGAATTAAGGATTATAAGATTGGTATCGGTAAGTGGAATTTAACCGTGCAAGAACTAGAAAAGGTATTCACTTCACCATCTGCACCAGAAAAGCAAAATCTTATACCTGCTAAGGATCCAAACTTCGTACCTTTTGGTAATTTTAATGACCTTAAGAGGGTACTTAAAGCAAAGATATTCTATCCTGTATTCATTACTGGTCTCTCAGGTAACGGTAAGACCTTTGGTGTAGAACAGGCATGTTCACAACTAAATAGAGAGTTAATTAGAGTCAATATTACCGTTGAAACCGACGAAGATGACCTTATTGGTGGGTTCCGTCTTGCTGATGGTAACACTGTGTGGCATAATGGTCCAGTCATCGAAGCTCTGGAGAGGGGAGCTGTCCTCCTTCTAGACGAAGTTGACCTTGCCAGCAACAAAATCCTATGCTTACAGTCTATCCTAGAGGGTAAGGGTGTATTCCTTAAGAAGATTGGTAGGTACGTTCAACCTGCCAAGGGATTCACTGTGGTTGCTACTGCAAACACTAAAGGAAAAGGATCCGACGACGGACGTTTCGTTGGTACTAATGTACTCAATGAAGCATTCCTAGAGAGATTCCCCTTAACTTTCGAGCAAGAGTACCCAACACCAGTAAATGAGACTAAAATACTCAACAACTACTGTCATGAGTTGGATGCTTGTGACGATGAGTTCATCACACACCTAGTAAACTGGGCAGATATCATCCGTAAGACCTTTAAAGAGGGTGGAGTGGATGAAATCATTAGTACTCGTCGTCTAGTACACATCATCCGTGCCTTTGCGATCTTTAACAATCGTGTGAAGGCAGTAAACGTATGCCTGAACAGGTTTGATGATGAGACTAAGCAGTCATTTCTCGAATTATATGATAAGATTGATGCTGACGTTGACATAAACAACAATCTAGAGTAACATCATGACTATGAACAAGTATAGTGAATCAGAGATCTTGCGAGAGGTCTCTGATTACATTGGAAACACTTATCGTGGGCACTATTCTGTCGGTAATGTTCAAACTTTGGATCTTATCGACTCAGTTGGTGACGCAGAAGCATTCTGTAGGAGTAACATCCTAAAGTATGCCTCACGGTATGATCGAAAGGGTACAGCACGTAAGGACATCATCAAGATTATCCATTATGCTATACTCTTACTCCATTTCAATGATAAGACCGCTAGAGCGCAGTCTATCAATGATGGAACTACAGCATTCTCCGTTGATTACGACAAATGAGTATTAGTTTATCCCCATTTACACAAGATTTACTGAAGAATTTCAGTAATATCAACAAGTCAATAGTTATTGAACCTGGTAACAAGATCAGTACAATCTCTATCAACAAAAATATTCTTGCACGTGCAACGGTTGAAGAGAGTTTCGAATATAAGATGGCATTCTATGATCTTTCTACTTTTCTTGGTGGAATATCATTGATTGATGAGCCACAGTTAAGCATTACAGATAAGAAGTGTAGTGTAAAATCTAAGAATGGTAAGTCTAGTACAACATTCTACTATGCTGATCCAGATATAATCACATCTCCTCCTAAGAAGGAGATTGCTATGCCTGATCCAACATGTTCATTCGAACTTACAACAGATACGTTGATGACTATTGAACGTGCTGCTAAGTTGTACATGGTACCAGATTTATGTGTGACTACACGTGGTCAGGATTTGATCTTAACCGTCACTGATAAGAAGAATGATACCAGTAATGCATTTGAAATAGTAGTCGGTGAAGTATCCCCTGATGAGACCTTCTGTTATTGTATGAAGGTAGAAAACCTTAAGGTAATGTCTCAAGCACAACGTGCTGGAAGATCCCTTAACTATCAGGTATCTCTATCAGATAAGAAGGTAGCATACTTTAAGGATCAGCAAGGAAATTTAGAATATTTTATAGCATTAGAACCAGATAGTGAACTTCGTCATAAGGTTTAATTATGTTTTTATGGGTTGAACAATATCGTCCCCAGTCGATTGAGGAATGTATTATTCCTGATGAAACTAAGGCGATGTTTAAAGGGTTCTTAGAGCAAGGAGAGATTCCTAATCTTCTTCTTGCAGGACCAGCAGGGGTGGGAAAGACTACCGTTGCTAAGGCATTGTGTAATGAGATAGGAGCAGATTTTTATGTCATTAATGGGTCTGATGAGGGTAGATTCCTGGACACTGTACGCAATCAGGCAAAGACCTTTGCTGCTACTGTTTCTCTTACATCTGAATCAAACCATAAAATTATCATTGTGGATGAGGCGGATAATACGACGCCTGACGTACAGTTATTACTTAGGGCGTCGATTGAAGAATTCCAGAAAAACTGTAGGTTCATATTCACGTGTAATTATAAAAATAAAATCATAGAACCACTGCACTCAAGGTGTGCTGTAGTGGATTTCACATTGAAAGGAGCACAAAAGCAGGCATTAGCAGCAGAATTCTTTCATCGTGCCAAAGATATACTAGACAAGGAGAACGTTAAGTATGACCCAAAGGTTATTGCCGCTTTGGTTAAGAAGTATTTCCCTGATTTTCGCCGTACTCTTAATGAGTTGCAGCGTTATTCCAATCGTGGTGAGGTAGATTCAGGTATACTTGCACAACAGACCGATGTTAACATACAGGACTTGGTTAAGTTCTTACAAGGTCGCGAGTTTACTAACATGAAGAAGTGGGTGGTTCAGAACATGGATAATGAACCTGTCAAGATCATGCGTAAGGTATATGATTCCATGTATGATTACTTGAAACCTCAATCTATACCTGAGGCAGTCCTTATTATTGGTGAGTACCAGTATAAGTCTGCATTTGTAGCAGATCAGGAGATTAATTTAGTTGCATTCCTTACAGAGATAATGATGAGGTGTGAGTTCAAATGATTTTACCTGGCACTACAGTTGTGATTGATGATCCTACTTCCATTTACAATGGTTATAGAGGGTTCGTTCAAAGAATTAGTGGTGATAAGATTGCTGTTTTGTTTGATGACATGTCACCATGGGAAAAACTGATAACGTTCCCATTGAAGGTTGTTAGAGAGGACAAAACTGGATTCCAATACTATAAAATGAAATGAGATATAATCAAATCTGTCTGACCTTATTGGTTATTCTTTCGTTCTTAAATTATCTGAAATGAAATTTGATCTCAAACCTATTAAGACTATCCATGATATATTTCCTACACAAATCATGGAGTTTGAGGACATAGAGATTCCTCAGTGTGTTTGGGATGCATTACATAACGAAGAGTTAGGACTCTACAATTTTCCTAACACGGTATATACTTCTAGGGGTGACCTACATAAGAGACCAGAGTTTGCTTTGATTACTAAGCAGGTTCAGGACTGTCTAGACACCTATATGGTACAGCATATGCTGTCTTGTAATAGGTTAGAGATCTCTCTCATGTGGTCAGTCTTTGCAAAGGCTAGAGAGGGTGGTCATCATCCTATACACAGGCATACAATGTCAGCAGTTTGTGGTATACTGTACCTTACAGACGGGGTGTCTACGGTCTTCCATGACCCAGTTACATCCAGATCATATGATTGCCTTGAAGTAGAAAGAAATGATGGTTGGCATCCTTACTGGTCTAATCCAGCAAAGAAGGGAACCATACTGCTATGGCCAGGTTGGTTACTGCATAGTTCACAAGCGAACAACACAGAGAATGACCGTTGGGGTATCTCCTTTAATAGTTTACCTACAGGAGATGTAAATAACACCGCTAATGACTATCCTCAAGCAAGGATTTCTATATCATGAAACTAAAAACACCGTTGAGATATCCTGGAGGTAAGTCTAGGGTCGCTAAGAAATTAATTGAGATGTTTCCTGATGGCATACAGGCATTCAGGGAACCATTTTTGGGTGGTGGTTCAACAGCAATTGCTTTCACTCAGAAGTATCCAGACATACCTGTCTGGGTAAATGATAAGTATGA